GGCAACCCGCTACTAAAAAAAGCGAACGTCCAAATTGACTTTACAAAAGAACAAGTTCAAGAGTTCATCAAGTGCAAAGAGGATCCTGTATACTTCACAAAAAACTATGTGAAGATCGTTTCTCTTGATGAAGGTCTGGTGCCATTTAAAATGTGGGACTTCCAAGAGGAGTTGATTGAGAAGTTCCACCACAATAGATTTAACATTGCGAAACTACCACGACAGACTGGCAAGTCTACTACGGTGGTCTCGTATCTTTTGCACTACCTAATTTTTAATGACAACGTTAACGTAGGTATCCTGGCAAACAAAGCATCTACTGCACGAGATCTGCTGGCACGTTTGGCTACAGCATATGAAAACTTACCCAAGTGGATCCAGCAAGGTGTGGTAGTATGGAACAAAGGAAACATCGAATTAGAAAATGGCAGTAAGATATTGGCAGCTTCTACGTCTGCGAGTGCTGTCCGAGGTATGTCGTTCAACATCATCTTTCTCGACGAGTTCGCGTTCGTTCCAAATCACATTGCTGACTCGTTCTTTGCATCTGTTTATCCTACTATTACTTCTGGTAAGAGCACCAAAGTAATCATCATCTCTACCCCACAGGGTATGAACCACTTCTATAAGATGTGGACAGATGCAACCAACGGCAGAAACGGATACACATATCATGAAGTCCACTGGTCACAGGTGCCAGGCAGAGATGATAAGTGGAAAGAAGAAACAATCAAGAACACATCTGAGCGACAGTTCACGCAGGAGTTTGAATGTGAGTTCCTTGGATCGGTTGACACGTTGATCTCTGCTGCCAAGTTAAAGGCACTGGTGTTTGAAGAACCTATCACAAGAAATAAAGGTCTCGACATTTATGAAGAACCAAAAGATAAACATGAATATCTAATGACAGTTGACGTAAGTCGTGGCATCGGTGGCGACTACTCTGCTTTCATTTGCTATGACATTACTACTGTGCCATATAAGATTGTGGCAAAGTATAGAAATAATGAAATCAAACCAATGCTGTTCCCAAACGTTATTAACGATGTAGCGAGAGCATATAATAACGCATGGGTTCTCTGTGAAGTAAATGATATTGGAGATCAAGTAGCATCGATTCTAAATTTTGATCTGGAATATCCTAACGTCCTCATGTGTGCTATGAGGGGACGTGCTGGACAAATCGTAGGTCAAGGATTCTCTGGTAACAAGACACAACTTGGTGTTAAGATGAGTGTGACAGTTAAGAAGGTTGGTTGTGCTAACCTTAAAACTATTGTTGAGGATGACAAACTCATCTTTAATGACTACGACATTATCAATGAGTTGACTACGTTCATTCAGAAGAAGCAATCATTTGAAGCAGACGAAGGATTCCATGATGACCTTGTGATGTGTATGGTAATTTTTGCATGGTTAGTGCAACAGGATTATTTTAAAGAGATGACTGACAATGATATTCGTCAGCGCATCTACGATGAACAAAAGAATCAGATTGAACAAGACATGGCACCGTTTGGTTTTATCACTACAGGTCTGGAAGGCGATGAAGGATTTGTGACAGATGGCACTGTGTGGTATGGAGATACGCAAGAAGAAGTTGGATACATGTGGGACTATAGATGAACTTAGAAGACCAGTTTAAATTTGAACACTTACTATTAAAAGATAGGAAGTGTAGAACTTGTCGTATGACAAAAAGTTTGTTGGATGACTTCTACTTAATTCGTAGAACCAGAGGAGACTTACCATCATCATATTCATATGAGTGTAAGGAATGTACCATTCGCAGAGTTATCAATGCACGTTTTACGGAGAAACCTGCTGTATGGGAATATCCTGACTGGTAGTGTGTTCATGCATTGTTTCCCCACTCAAGGAGTTCAAAATAATAAATAATTTTAGATTAATTTTGGACACACCAAGGAGAAAAACATGGCAAGTCAAGTCTCGCCTGGAATTTTAATCAAGGAGCGTGACCTTACTAATGCTGTCGTGACAGGTGCGTTGGCTATTCGAGCTGCACACGCATCATCTTTTGCTAAGGGACCAATCGGTGAAATTGTTAACATCAATACTCAAAAAGAACTAATCGATACATTCGGTGAGCCAACAGAAGATTATGCAGAGGACTGGATGGTTGCATCTGAGTTCCTGAACTACGGCGGTAGACTCGCTGTTGTTCGTGCTGAAAGCACTGGAGCACTCAACGCAACTACTGGTGGCACTGGAGTTCTGATCAAGAACGAAGAAGATTGGATGGCAGGAACTGGCACCGATCAAGTCTTTGCTGCAAGATCTGCAGGAACCCATGGCAACAGACTCGTAGGAGTTTTGGTTGATCGTGGTCCTGATCAGAAAATTACTTTTGACAAAGCACCTGATGCAACTCCAGTTCTCGGATCAATTTTAACTTTCGCAAGTGGAAAAACTGCTAAAGTTGTTGGTTGGGATGCTGGCACACTAACAGCAGACATTGAAAATCTATCTGGTGGTGCTATTACTACTTCGGATGAAATTACCGAAACCGAAGATCCTATTGCATCTTTCACCCACAATGCGGTCACCGAATTAGGTAGAACTCCTGGCACTTACACTCCTGCTGCTGATGCTGGCGGTGCTGAGTTCCAAGTTGTAGTTGCTCAAGGCGCAGAAATTCTTGATGTAACAGATCCACAAAATCCAGTATCATTTGTTCCCCCACAATATGAAGGAGATGCTGTTACAGTATCTCTCCTAGCTGCTGGCGATGGTTATTCTGTAGGAAGCATAATCAACCTTGCTGGTGCTGCTACTGGCGGTGGTTCTGATATTACTGTCATTGTATCAGGTATTGTTGATGATGAAACTGGAGTCACTACTGTTAAAGACTGGTATTTAAATACTACAGTCGAAGGCGTTGCACTTTCTGCAATCGGACCTCGCCCAGAATCAACTCAGTTTGCTCTGGACAATGGATTCTCTAACGATGCAGTTCACTTTGCTGTAATTGATAGAGTTGATGGAGTATTAGTAGAAAGATTTACATATCTTTCAAAACTGTCTGATGCTCGCGACGAAGAAGGTGGCAACATCTACTACAAGTCAGTAATCAACGAACAGTCTGCATATCTATTCCAAGGCGCAGCACCTGCTGCTAATGCAAACCTTTCTGGAACAGTTGCTCTTGGCAGTGCTTCAACTGGAACTGCTGGAGAACTGGTTAAGTTCGGTGCATTCAACGATAGACTCGAAAATGGTGCTGATGGTGCAGGTTATACTGCTGGTCAGTGGAGCAGTGCAATGGATCTCTTCCTTGATACTGAAGAGACTGATATCGATTTCGTTCTCATGGGTGGATCCATGTCAAGCGAGACCGACACCAAGGCAAAGGCAACCAAGGCAATCGCAATTGCTGCAAGCAGAAAGGATGCAATCGCATTCGTTTCTCCACACAAAGGAAATCAGGTCGCTTCCACTGGTGGTGCTCTAACTTCCACACAACAGAAAGAGAACACCCTGAACTTCTTCTCAGATCTAACCTCTACTTCCTACGCTGTATTCGACAGTGGTTATAAGTATGTTTATGATCGCTTTAACGATAAGTATCGTTACATTCCTTGCAATGGAGACGTTGCTGGTCTTTGCGTTCAGACTTCTAACCTACAGGAAGACTGGTATTCACCTGCTGGTCTCAACCGTGGTGGTATTCTTAACGCAGTTAAGATGGCATACAATCCTAATAAGGCAGACAGAGACGAACTGTATCAAAACAGAATCAACCCTGTTGTTGGTTTGAGAGGACAAGGCATCACATTGTTCGGTGACAAGACTGCACTATCTGCACCTTCTGCATTCGATCGTATCAACGTTCGTCGTCTCTTCCTCAACCTTGAGAAGAGAGCACGCAGACTTGCTGAAGGAGTCCTGTTCGAGCAGAACGATGCTACCACAAGAGCTGGTTTTGCTAGCGCACTCAACTCTTACCTTACCGAGGTTCAGGCACGTAGAGGTGTTACCGATTACCTCGTTATCTGTGACGAGTCAAACAACACCCCTGACGTTATTGATCGCAACGAGTTTGTTGCTGAAGTTTATGTAAAACCAACCCGCTCGATCAACTACATCACAGTCACATTCACCGCAACCAAGACTGGAGTTTCTTTCAGTGAAGTTGTAGGTCGCTGATCTAAGGTTCCCATCATAAACAACAAACGAGGTTAAAAGAAAACAATGGCAACTAAGTTAAGCAACTTTATTTCTGATATTGGACAAGGCGTTAAGCCTAATATGTTCATTGTCGATATCGCTTTCCCCAACCAAGTCTCTGGTGCTGAAGGCGATGCTGACATGATCAACCTGCTCTGCAAGTCTGCTGCACTTCCTGCATCTAATCTGGGTGTAATCGAAGTTCCTTTCCGTGGCAGAACTGTTAAGATCGCTGGTGACCGCACCTTCGATACATGGACTGCAACCTTTGTCAATGACAAAGAGATGAAGATCCGTGCATACTTCGAGCAGTGGTTAGCACAAATCAACTCACACGAAACCAATAACGCTCCCTTGTTCACACCAAGTGAGACTGATGGTTACACCAGAATGCTCAAGGTCAAGCAACTTGAGAAGAATGCTTCCGAATCTGGTGAGGTTCTACGTCAGTACAACCTCTTCTATGCATTCCCAACTAACGTCTCGCAGATCGATCTTGCTTATGACAGCAATGATCAGATTGAAGAGTTTACAGTTGAGTTCCAGTATTCTTACTGGAAGGTAGTCACAGGTGATACTCAGAACGGTGTCACTGGTGTCAAGTCTGGTATTGGTGATGCTCGCCTAATCGAAGACTAATAAATAGATTTAGGAATAGATCTGTTTACGACTGATGAGTCAACTATTTGGTTTTATTATTAATAAGAAGGAGGGACAGCAAGGTCAGTCCCCTGTCCCTCCTAACAATGAAGCATCAGTATCTACCGTTGCAGGTGGATACTTCGGCACCTATGTTGATACATCAGGTGGACAAAACTCAAGAAACGAGTACGAACTCATTCGCAGATATCGCGACATGTCACTCCACCCTGAGGTGGATACGGCAATCGACGAAATCGTGAATGAGTTTGTTGTTAATGATGGTGATGACAAACCTGTAGAAATTGACCTACAGAATCTGGAAGTAGGTGCTGGTGTCAAAAAGAAAATGCGTGATGAGTTCAACAGAATTCTACGCATGATGGATTTCAATACCAATGCACATGAAATTATTCGTAATTGGTATGTTGATGGCAGATGCCACTATCATAAAGTAATTGATCTTGAGAATCCCAAGAAAGGTATCTTGGAACTACGCTACATCGATTCTCTTAAGATCAGAAAAGTTAGACATAAACTAAAAGGATCAGATCCTAATAAGACTGAAGCAGAAAAAGGATCTGCACTTCAGTATGACTATGGTGATTACATTGAGTTTTACATCTACAATCCAAAAGGATTTGCAGGTAACACTCCGATGGTTACTGGTGCAATGGATTGGTCAAATTCGGAAGGTATTAAGATTGCTGGCGATGCTATCGCACAATCTACTTCAGGTCTGATGGATCTGAACAAAAAGATGAACTTGAGTTTCCTTCATAAGGCAATCAAGTCACTCAATCAATTAAGAATGATTGAAGATAGTCTTGTTATCTACAGACTATCACGCGCACCTGAGCGTAGAATTTTCTACATTGACGTTGGCAATCTTCCTAAAGTAAAAGCGGAACAATACCTACGCGATGTGATGTCTCGCTATCGCAACAAACTTGTATATGATGGTGCTACTGGAGAGATCCGTGACGACAAAAAGCATATGAGTATGCTGGAAGACTTCTGGTTACCTCGCCGTGAAGGTGGTAGAGGAACTGAGATCACAACTCTTCCTGGTGGTCAGAACCTTGGTGAACTTAAGGACGTTGAGTATTTCAAGAAGAAACTATACAACTCCCTAAACCTGCCACCTTCTCGTCTGACAGACGATAACAAGGCATTCAACCTTGGTAAGTCTACAGAGATTCTGCGTGACGAACTTAAGTTTACTAAGTTCATCGGTCGTCTCCGCAAGCGTTTTGCTCAGTTGTTCCATGACATGCTGAGAACTCAACTGATCCTGAAGGGTGTCATCACTCCTGAAGATTGGGAAGACATGGAAGAGCATATCCAGTATGACTTCCTGTTTGACAATCACTTCAATGAACTGAAAGAACAAGAGATGATGATGCAACGCATCACTCTTGTCACTCAGATGGATCCTTTTGTTGGTAAGTATTTCTCCACAGAATATATTCGTCGTAAGATTCTCATGCAAACTGAGAATGAATACAAAGAAATTGATAAGCAAATCAAGTCAGACATTGATACTGGTCTTGCTATCGATCCTGTTCAAGTTAATATGCTTGACGATCTGGAACAGCAGAACAAAGCATTCCAACCTGAACTACAATCTGCGGAAGCAGATGCTGCTGCAGAGCGTGAAATTAAGAAACTCCAAGCAGCACCAAAGAAGGAGAATTCGCAATCTAATAAATAATTAGATCCAACACATTTTTACCATGGATTCTGAAGTATTAGATATTGTGAATCTTATCTCAGATAAGAAACGCGGAGATGCTCTGGACAAGATTGATGATATCTTGTTTGGTAAAGCATCGAAAGCAATTGACGACTATAAAAAAATTGTCGCCAATAGTTTGTTTGACGAACCAACACAAGAAGAAGAATGAAATTAATTACAGAAAACATCGAAGATATTCAGATTCTTACCGAAGAAAAAGATGGTAAGCAGCACCTTTATATCGAAGGTGTTTTTCTGCAGTCTGAGATCAAGAACCGCAACGGTCGCATCTATCCTTTCTCCGTATTGGAAAAAGAAGTAGGTCGTTACAATGAAGAGTATGTTTCAAAAGGACGTGCTCTTGGAGAACTCGGACACCCAGATGGTCCTACTGTTAACCTTGATCGTGTTTCTCACAGAATCACATCACTAAAGGCAGAAGGAACAAACTTCATTGGTAAAGCAAGAATTCTTGATACTCCAATGGGTAACATCGCTAAATCTCTTCTGGGTGAAGGCGTTAAACTTGGCGTTTCCTCAAGAGGCATGGGAAGCATCGACCGTCAGGAAGGTGCATCTTATGTGATGGACGATTTCATGCTTGCGACCGCAGCAGATATCGTTGCTGATCCTTCCGCTCCTGATGCATTTGTTAATGGAATCATGGAAGGTAAAGAGTGGGTCTGGGACAATGGCATTCTTAAAGAGAAAGCTATTGCAGAAATGAAGTCCGAGATCGATAATTCTTCACGTATTGCGCTTGAAGAAGCAACACTCAAAGCGTTTGAGCGTTTCCTTTCCGCGCTCTAATTAATTAAATTCATAAATAAACTATAGATTAAATCAACAACGAACACGGGGAAACTCAAATGTCAGATATGTTAAACGAAAAATTTGAGGAGTTTGCTAGTGAGCACGCTGCTGTCCTTTCTGAGGCAGGTCAAGATCCTATGCCAACAGTGACTGCTGCTGTGCTCCCTGGCGATGCTGCCGCTTCTGGTCAATCCAACACTGCTGTTAATGCTAAGGCAGCAGCAGGTGAAGGTGCGACTGGTCATGCTGCACCTCTTCAACCAGGAATTGCTATCGGTCAAAAAGCACCTGCTGAAGTCAATAGCGTTACAACAACACCTCATGAGCATGATGAGGATGGCGATGAGAACCCTGGTGCTAAGGCTGCTGCTCCTATTTCGGGTGGCATCTCTGGCGAACCAAACCGTGGCGCATCGAACACCGATCTTCCCAATGGCACTGCTCCTTCATTTGGTGCAGAAATTGCTTATGGAACCAAGATGGGTGGTAGCGTAACCTACCCCATCAAGCCTAAGTTTGAGTCGGTAGACATGAGTGCAGACGTTGCTGCTCTAACCGAAGGCACCGAACTCACCGAAGACTTTGCTGAGAAGGCAAAGACAATCTTTGAGGCTGCTGTTACTTCTAAACTCAACGAAGAGTGGGCGAAACTGGAAGAGTCTTTTGCTGCTCAACTTGCTGAGGCAGTTGAAGTTTCCAAGAAGGAACTCGCTGAAGAAGTAGAAGGCACTCTCAACTACGCAGTCACCAAGTGGCTTGAAGAAAATCAAGTTGCTGTTGATCGCGGTATCAAGAATGAGATTTCTGAAGACTTCATTGCTGGTCTGAAGAATCTCTTTGAAGAGCATTACATTGCAGTTCCCGACGAGAAGGTTGACGTTCTCGAAGGACTGTCTGAAGATCTTTGTAAGATGGAGGAGCGTCTCGACGAACAGGTCAAGCGCAATATTGAACTTCAAAATCGTCTCAATGAGTCAACCAAGCAGGTCATCGTAAACTTAGTTTCCGAAGGTCTTGCTGATACTCAAAAAGAAAAACTCGCTTCTCTTGCTGAGGGCGTTGAGTATACCACTGAGGAGGAATTCTCAAAGAAACTCACCACCATCAAGGAATCCTACTTCACTAAGGAGTCGGTAACCAAAGCAGAAGTTGCAGATGAAACTCCTGTCGAAGGCAGCACCGATGATGTATCACCAGCAATGGCAGCATACATCAACGCAATGTCTCGCTGGAATCAGTGATTTCATAAATAATACTATCCACATTTCCTAACAAAAAACTCGGAGAAACAAATGTTTAACGCAGAACATCTCCAGGAAAAGTGGTCACCTGTTCTGAATAACGAAGCAGCTGCTCCTATTGCAGACCGTTATAAGAAAGCAGTGACCTCGGTCCTCCTGGAAAACCAAGAGCGTTTCCTACGCGAAGAGCGTGGAATGCTAAACGAAGTAGCAGTCAACTCACTTGGCGCTGGCACAGTTCAACCTCCAGGTTCAGCACTGGGTTCAGCTAACACTGGTGGTCTTGCTGGTTTCGACCCCGTTCTGATCAGCCTCGTTCGTCGTGCAATGCCTAACCTGATGGCATACGACGTTTGTGGCGTTCAGCCCATGAGCGGTCCTACTGGACTCATCTTTGCAATGCGTTCACGCTACGAGAACCAAGGCGGCGAAGAGGCACTCTTCAACGAACCTGACACTGGTTTCACCGCAGGTCTCGATGCAAACGCAGGCGACTATGTTCCCCGCACTGGCGCTGGTGTTGGTGGCGATTCTGAAGGCAACAACCCTGCACTTCTAAACGATGCAGCACCTGCTGCTAACGCATATGAAGTTAAGCAAGGTTTCCCACGCGAAGATCTTGAGCAAGCTGGCGATGCTGGCAAGCTGTTCCGCGAGATGTCATTCAGCATTGAGAAGACTTCTGTGACTGCTAAGTCCAGAGCTCTCAAAGCAGAATACACCCTGGAACTGGCACAAGACCTCAAGGCAATCCATGGTCTTGATGCTGAGCAAGAACTCGCTAACATCCTGTCCAGCGAAGTTCTCGCAGAAATCAACCGTGAAGTTGTTCGTCGCGTTTACAGCGTTGCTAAGAAAGGCGCTGCTAACAACGTTGCTAACCAAGGCATCTTTGACCTCGACGTTGACTCCAACGGTCGTTGGTCTGTTGAGAAGTTCAAGGGTCTTCTTTTCCAAATCGAGCGTGATTGCAACGCAATTGCACAAGAGACTCGTAGAGGAAAGGGCAACTTCCTGATCTGCTCTGCTGACGTTGCTTCGGCACTGGCAATGGCAGGCGTTCTCGACTACAGCAGCGGTCTGTCTGGTGCTGGTGGTCCTGCAATCGGCACTGTCGATGACACTGGCAACCTCGCAGTTGGCACCATCAACGGTCGCATCAAGGTCTATGTTGATCCTTATGCTGCTAACCTCAGCGACAAGCACTACTATGTCGTTGGTTATAAGGGTACTTCTCCTTATGACGCAGGTCTGTTCTATTGCCCATATGTTCCCCTGCAGATGGTTCGTTCTATCGATCCTAACAACTTCCAACCCAAGATTGGATTCAAGACCCGCTACGGCATGGTCTCCAACCCATTCGTTACCACGAACGGTCTTTACAACGGCACTCCCGATGGCGAGACCCTCACCGCGAATGCAAACATGTACTACAGAAGAGTCCAGGTCACCAACCTCATGTGATCTGTTTTCAAACAGTGGTTTCAGGAGGGGCAATTGCCCCTCTTTTTTTATGTTGACAAATTCTGGTTTGAGGAGTATAATTTGCCTATAGTCAATTCAAATTCAGCATGGCAACCAACTACACCATTTGCTCTAACACCGACATCAAACGTCTAAGTTCCCGTGGAGGTTCTACAGGTCTTAAGTATCCATGGTTTGATCCTACTATCAAAGTTGGAAGTGGATTTTTTATTGAGCGCAGTATTCAAGATATCAATCAAGACAAAGGACGACCTTCAATTCCAACTAAATCTCTGGATCAGTATGGTATTCGATATCGAACTTACAAAGGAGAATTCAATGGTCGATATGGTTATTACTGCGAGCGTGTGAAGTGAAATGTCAGGAGGTCCCAACAGGGACCTCTTTTTTTATAGATACTAAGTATGATTACATAGTCCAATGGCAACTGGTAGCGTGACTAAAACTGATTTACTCGCAAGAGTTTATAAACTAAAATCAGAACTTTATAACGGTTCGCAACAAGACAAAAATGGAGAGTGGCACGATGGTGCTCATGATGCCTATAATAGAATTTTAGAAATCCTCAACGAATATTCCCGATGAAAGACCTGGACTTCTTAGACGATTTGTTACCAGATCCCGATGAGAAAGTTCTTCGTGAGCGTTGTGCTAAGATGAAGAACGATTTGCTGATGGAAGAACCTTGCCCTTTGTATGAACCAAATGATGACGAATGATTGGCGCATGAGTGATGATCGATTTGAGTTGCGTAAGTTACTCATGATGGGTTTAATTGCTGAGGGACAATGCTTGTTCCCTGCTGTATATGAATTTTGTGACTTTGCTATCAGTCAAGGATATGGCGAGTCCTACAAATGCCTCTCAGACACTGATAGAGAAGGTGCTGACAAGTGGATCAAAGCACGATACGAGGAGTGGGATGCACACCTAAATAGTTAGTGCTTGGGAAGCTGACGAATCATGCCTGCATCTTGGTATAAAGAACAACCTACGAATAGAAACTATCTATCTCCTTTGGGGTTCCAGCTCAAACTGGAACGCTTTGAGGGGGTAGATTTTTTCTGTCAAAGTGCAGGCATTCCTGAGATCAACATGCCATTTACTGAAGTTCCTACGCGCTTCAGAAATTTTCCTATCACTCCTGGTGGTGGTGTAACGTATGGAGATCTTACATTGCAGTTCATTGTGGACGAAGACCTTGTAAACTACAAGAGTGTCCATGATTGGATCAGAAAGAATGGTGGTGCTGAAGAACACTCTCCTGATGAAATTGAATTTTCTGCAGGTCAACTTCATATCACCACTTCTTCTTTTAATGTTAATCACATTATTGACTTTGAGCGTTTGTTTCCAATCAGTTTGACAGGTCTAACCTTTGATGCTACACAAACTGACCAGGAATACTTTACAGCACAGGTTACATTCAAGTATACTAACTACAAGATACGCGACAGCAACTTTAAATGAATTTTGATAAACTACATCAACGCTTTGAAAAAATCAAAAACGAATGGGCAAGTGATAGTCATGTAGAACATGAATTTAAGAACAAACAGTATACAACAGATCTTGGACAGATCTCTATGGAGATCCCCTTCCAACATAATAAATACTTAAACCATTACACGGATCTTTCACAAATCAAAACGTCTCTTGAGTTTGAGGCACGTAAACTCTTAAGAGAGAAGCGCGAGTATTATGGAGGTGAAGCAGATGCTCGCACTTATGCAGAGAAACCATTTGGTAACAGTATTAAAACTTCAGAAAAGATGAAGGTCTATCTGGAATCAGATGACGACCTGATCAACATAGAAGCAAAGATCAAGTTCATTGATCAGATACTGTTTTATCTTGACAACGTTTTGAAAATGATTTCTCAAAGAAATTATCATGTGAAGAATGCGATTGAATGGGAGAGATTTATTAATGGAAACTAATGTCCGACATCGTTGTAAAGAAGAAGAACGAAGTGTATCTGACTCTCAAGTCAGAACCACACATTCACCATGAACTATCTGATTATTTTTCATTTGAACTCCCAGAAGCAAAGTTTCTAAAGAAACAACCAAGGTTCAAGTATTGGGATGGGATGATTAGACTGTATTCTCCTGGCACAGGAGAGTTGTATGGTGGTCTACTATCTCATCTCAATGAATGGGCAGCAGAGCGCCGTTATAGCGTCTCCTACGAGGATAACGACTGGTATGGTCATGTAGAGGAGACAAACGATTTCGTCTCTCCTGGGGGCGTTAAGGTGTTCATGGATGGCATTACCAGAGATGGTATTACTCCACGCACTTACCAATACGATACTGTTCATCGCGCACTTAAAGACAACCGTGGTCTGTTCCTGTCTCCGACAGGTTCAGGAAAGTCGCTGATGATTTATAGTATTGTAAGATATTATGTTGCAACCAAGAAGAAGATTCTCATCGTGGTTCCTACAACTTCTCTTGTGCAACAGATGCTAAAAGATTTTAAAGACTATGGATGGTCTGCCGACGACTACTGTCATACAATATATTCGGGCAAAGATAAGAATACTGACAAACCAGTTATCATCTCCACATGGCAGTCCATCTACAAATTCCCAAAGAGATACTTTGATGACATTGATTGTGTTATCGGAGATGAGGCACACTTATTTAAGTCGAAGTCCCTCACAGGAATCATGACTAAGTTGCACAATGCCAAGTATCGTTTCGGATTCACTGGCACCCTTGATGGTAGCAAGACTCACAAGTGGGTGCTGGAAGGATTGTTTGGTAAGTGTGAGAAAGTAACTAAGACTGATGATCTGATCAAGCAAGGATACTTGTCTAACTTCAGAATCAAGATCCTTATGTGTAAGCATGAGTATCAATACTTTGAGGACTACCATGCAGAGATGGAGTATCTCGTCACATGCCAAAAAAGAAACAACCTCATCAAAAATCTGGTTGCAGATATTGAAGGCAATACATTGGTTCTATTCAACTATGTGGAGAAGCATGGTGAACCATTATACGAAATGATAAATAACGTTGTAGGGGACGATAGAAAAGTATTCTTCGTCCATGGTTCAGTCGATGTTGATGACCGAGAGGAAGTCAGACAGATTGCTGAGAAAGAAAACAATGCTGTGATCATTGCATCTTATGGCACTTTCTCCACAGGTATTAACATCAAACGACTGCATAACATTATCTTCGCATCACCTTCCAAGTCCAGAGTTCGTAATCTTCAATCAATCGGTAGAGTCCTGAGGAAGGGAGAAGGGAAAGACATTGCAACTCTATACGATATTGCTGATGACATCTCTAATGAAAAAAGATCTAACTACACATTAAGACACTTATACGAACGAGTGAAGATCTATCAAGAAGAGAATTTCAAATATGAAAAAGTAAAAGTAGATCTAAGAAAATAAATGGAAGAAGAATTCTATTCAAGTATTAAATTGAGATCAGGAGAAGAGATCCTTGCTAAGGTTTCATATCTTAGAGAAGAGGACTCTCTCCTTATTGAGAAACCACTACTGGTTGAGACTCATAATAGTAAAAAGAATGGTAAGTCAGTATCTGGATTCATTCTTAAAGAATGGATGAAAGCAACATACGAAGAGATGTTCATCATTAGGATGGAACAAGTTATCACGATGACAGAACTTGATGAAAAGATTAAAAACTTTTACTTAGGTAATCTTGATGAAGATAACTTTAATGGTGATACAAATATCAAACCAAGTAAGTTAAAGAATAATGGTTACATTGGTTCTGTAGAAGAAGTCAAGAAGAATCTTGAATCTCTATTTAAAAGAAGCTAATAGATACTATAACCTTTGAACCCTTAACAGAGTTATTCTACTGAGTTTCTGAGGATCTGTCAAGCCTTGACACTAAACCGAGAATCAACTATAATGTTTTGAGAATCAAACAGTGTATGGCAAGAACCAAAAACAAAGAGTATTACGTTAACAACAAAGAGTTTCTTGCTGCCATCACTGAGTATCGCAGCAAAGTTCAACGTGCAAAGGAGTTGGGCAAACCACGACCAAGAGTTACCAACTACCTGGGAGAATGCTTCTTGAAGATTGCTACGCACTTGTCATACAAACCAAACTTTGTCAACTACATGTTCCGTGAGGACATGATCTGTGATGGGATTGAAAATTGTCTGCAATACATTGACAACTTTGATCCCGAGAAATCTTCTAATCCTTTTGCTTACTTCACTCAGATTATCTACTACGCTTTTCTTCGTCGCATTCAGAAAGAGAAGAAGCAGTTAGAGATCAAGAGTAAGATTATTGAAAAGTCTGGTTACCAGGAAGTAATGTATACCGAAAAGTTTGAAGGTGACATGGCAGGAATGAATATGTCATACTCAGATATGGGTAGCATCAAAGAAAACATTGAAACAAGAATGAACCGATGAAACTACTAACAGTTGAAGATTATGAAAAGGCAGGAGAACACTTCTGGCCAAAATATCAATATGTTTCAGAACAGATGGGCAGCAACGCAAAAGTTGAAGACATCTTAAAAGTTATGGAAGCAATTGGTGGAGTTGCACTAAAATTAGCACTTGAAGAAAAACCTGCCCCCTTTGGATTTAATAAAAATGGAAACGACGGAACAGAAAAAATCGAAACTGAGTGACTCATTTGGTGGCACAGTAGAGAAAAATATTCCTGAAGATGTTGAGTGGATTGACGATGCTTTCTACATTATGAAAACACGTTTCGGTCTTTTTACATCTGTCTTAAAAGAACCATTGGGTCAACACTTTATTACAGGTGGAACTGAAGATGGAGTTCTTCAAGTAACACGATGGCATTTGAAATGTCTTCAAGATGGTAGTCTTGACGAACATACTAGAGTTGTAAACAGTGGAGTTGTTGGAGGTAAACTTTGAAGGTTGCACTTATTACTGACCAGCATTTGGATGGTCGCAAGGGTAACCTTGCATTCTGGAATTTCTTTCAGAAGTTCTATGACAATGTATTCTTTCCAACCCTTGAGGAAAAAGGAGTCACTACTATCATTGACTTAGGTGACACGTTTGATAACCGAAAGTCAATGGACTACAATACTTTTCATCGAGTAAAGAGTTGCTACTTTGACAAACTCAAAGATTACAAAGTGCATATGCTTCTTGGCAATCATTGCACTTATTACAAGAATACCAATCGCGTCAACTCACCTGAACTCCTATTGGAGCAGTATTCAAACATCAGCATTTATGCTACACCAAAGCATATTAAATTAGGAAGCAAAAAGTTTCTGATGTTGCCTTGGATCAACAAGGAGAACTATGATAATGTTTTGAATCTACTTGAAACAAGCGAAGCAGATATTTGTTGTGGTCACTTAGAACTTAATGGGTTTGAAGTAACTCCTGGCATGAAGATGGACCACGGCATGGATGCTGGTTTGTTCCACCGTTTCAAACGTGTGTGGTCTGGACACTTCCATCATAAGTCTAAGAAGGGAAACGTTCAGTATCTCGGCAACCCCTATCAGATGTATTGGAATGATTATAAAGACACTCGCGGATTCCATATCTACGATACTGAAAGTGATAAACTTGAGTATATCCCAAATCCCTATGAAATCTTCGACAAGATCTTTTATGACGACACCAGTGTGGACTACAACAAACAAGATGTGTCTGGTTATAAAGACAAGTTCGTTAAAGTCATCGTGGAACAAAAACAAGACTACCACATGTTTGAAACATTGGTTGATCGTCTTTACAACGTAGGTGCTCATGATGTCAAGATTGCTGAGACTCTTCTGGAAGATGATCTGACTGATGCTGATGAGAACTTAGAGGTTAAAGACACCATGACTTTATTGAATGAGTATATTGACGAGGTAGAGATGTCCGTCAATAAAACTGAACTCAAAGGATTAATGAAATCTCTATATATTGAAAGCTGCGAAGTAGCATGATGTTTATTCTAACTCTCAAAGGTCATGAAACTGGCGTCTTCTCCCTGGTAAACGATGTCGGGGAGCAAGTCATTCCTATCTTTGAAGAGTATGATGATGCTGAACGCTATCATGGTATGATCGCAGATCAATCAGATACAGATGAGATCCCTTTGTGTATTACAGACATTGATGCTGAATTAATTCTTGCAGCATGTAATGAAAAGAACCAGAAGTATGCTATAATAACTCCAGACGACCTACTGATACCACCTGATAACGTTGTTCTATGATCATTTTTAAAACTATACGATGGAAGAACTTCTTGTCTACGGGCAACGTCTTTACTGAGGTTGATCTCACTACATGCAAAACTAATTTGATTGTTGGTGAGAATGGTGCAGGTAAGTCTACCATTCTTGATGCTCTTACGTTCTCTTTGTTTGGCAAACCGTTTCGTAAGATTAACAAACCGATGCTGGTGAACAGTATCAATGAAAAAGATTGTGTGACTGAGATTGAATTCAGCATCGGCAAGAATGAATTCAAAGTTGTGCGAGGTATCAAACCAAATAAGTTTGAGATCTATAACAACGGACAACTTTGGAACCAAGAATCTACGCTCGTAGATCAACAGAAGAACTTCGAGCAGAACGTTCTTAAGATGAACTATAAATCTTTTACACAAATTGTAGTCCTGGGTTCATCGACGTTCGTTCCGTTCATGCGTCTTCCTGTTGCACAGAGACGTGAGATCATTGAAGACATTCTGGATATTCAGATTTTCTCTACAATGAATGTTCTCCTTAAGGATAAGATTCGAGACAATCGTGAAGAGATCAAAGACTTTGATTATCAGATCGACCTTGTTAAAGAGAAAGTTGAACTCCAGAAGAACTATCTTCTTGAACTGGATAAGAAAAATAAAGCAGACATCTCTAAGAAAGAAGAGAAAATTTCTGAACTTTTAGAAGATGAAAATAAACAACACGTTCTTATTAAAGAAACAAGTGGTGTTATTGAACAACTCAACAAACAAATTGATGAGTATTCTACATCTTCAGACAAACTTAAGAAACTGAATACATTTCTTATTAAACTAAGTTCTAAATTGCAAACATGTCAGAAAGAACACCAGTTCTTTGAAAAGAATCATGTGTGTCCTACATGCACACAAGATCTTTCTGATGAATTTAGAACAGATAAAATTTCATCTGGTAAAACAAAACTGGATGAATTGACTGTAGGTTACAATGAGATTCTTTCTGCTATCGGTGACGAAGAGAAACGTTTTAATAAATGGAACGAAATTTCTACTGAGATTACCAATAACAATCAACAGATCTCTCAAGCAAACTTTCAAATCAATTCGATTCGTAAGTCTATTGGAGACGTTGAGAAAGAAATCAAAGACCTTGAGTCTGGTGGCGGGGACAAAAAAGAAGCATACAGTAAACTTGAGACACTTGTTGGGGAGAAAAAAGAACTCAGTCTCCAGTTGTCTGAATCTAAAAAAGATAAAGACATGTTAAGTGTTGCCGCTGGATTGTTAAAAGATAATGGAATTAAGACTAGAATAATAAAGAAGTATCTGCCTGTGATGAACAAGCTGATTAATCAGTATCTTCAGGGTATGGACTTCTATGTTAACTTTACTCTTGATGAAAATTTTGAAGAAACAATCAAGTCGCGCTTCCGAGATCAATTCTCCTATGCTTCTTTCAGCGAGGGAGAAAAAGCTCGTATCGATATCGCTCTGCTGCTCACTTGGCGCAGTATTGCTAAGCTTAAGAATAGCGTGGATACTAACCTCCTCATTTTAGATGAGATCTTTGATGGATCTCTTGACCAGCAAGGAGGGAGCGATCTTGGTTGGATCCTCAGAAACTTTGATGATAGCATCTCGGTGTTTGTCATCTCTCACAAAGAACAGATGAACGATAAGTATGATCGAACTCTCAACGTGGAGAAGATCAAGAACTACTCGGTCGTCCGAGAGACAATCAGCAAACTGGACTAAGGGGACCTTCGGGTCCTCTTTTTTTGTATATACTAATGGCATCAACGAGAGAGACGCCATGAGCACCCAAGAGATCAAAGGTAACCTTGCCCGTCTGCTGGCAACCGAGAACCTTGTGGTAGAGCACAAGGGTGTGTCTACTGCTTCTTTTGACGTGGACAATCGTATCCTGACTCTGCCTAACTGGGATCGTGCTTCTAACGTTGTCTATGATCTGCTGGTGGGTCATGAAGTTGGTCATGCTCTCTACACTCCTGTGTGGGACAACTTCTCCTGCCCTCGCGACTATGTGAACGTGACTGAGGATGCTCGCATTGAGAAACTGATGAAGCGACGCTATCCTGGTCTAAGAAAAACTTTCTACTGTGGTTACAGTGAACTGAACGGAGAAGATTTCTTTGGCATTGCAGAAGAAGATCTTGATACCTTGCTCTTCATCGACCGTGTAAACCTGCACTTCAAGATTGGCACTGCTGGTGTCTCTGTCAACTTCAACCCTGAGGAGCAGGCACTGGTTGACGAGTGTGCTGCAGCAGAGACCTTTGATGAAGCAGTTGCAGTTGCAGATAAAATGTGGGAACTTGCCAAGCAACAGCAGAAAGAGATGGAGCAACTTGCAGACATTCCTCAGTCTGGTGGTGATGGTCGTTCTGACTCATCCGAACCTCAAAACATAGGTGGCGAACAACCTGAGCAGCAAGAAGGTGAATCTATGACGCACGAAGAGATGCTTGAAGAAGCAGAGCGTCGCGAAGAAGAGGACGAAGAAGTTCCTGGTTCTGCTGGTGGTGACATTAGTGAGTCTATGACTCAAGAATCATTTGATCGTGCTTCTCAAGGTTTGAGCAACCGTTATAGTGGTCGCACTACCTATGTTGACATCCCTAAGTTCAACCCTGACGACTTTGTTGTTGACTGGACTACTATCCATGACTGGATTGATGAGTGTTCTGATTCAGAATGTGATTATTCTTTCCCTGACGGAGAATACAATTCTTTCAAGAAGTCTATCCAGAAAGAAGTCAACTATCTTGTTAAAGAGTTTGAGTGCAAGAAGTCTGCTGATGCATACTCCCGTGCAATGACTTCACGCACTGGTGTTCTCGATACCAGCAAACTACACACCTACAAGTTCAACGAAGATCTTTTCAAGAAAGTTACCATCATTCCCGAAGGTAAGAACCATGGAATGCTGTTCATTCTTGACTGGTCTGGTTCTATGGGAACTGTTATGCTTCCCACTATCAAGCAACTTCTCACCTTGGCAATGTTCTGTAAGAAGGTTGGCATTCCCTTTGAAGTCTATGCATTCTCTAACGAATGGATTCCCGCTGAGCGTGTTATTGCTGGCAAGACTGCAGAGATTAGTAATGAAGAATACTATTCTTACAAAGATCATGTAAAGAAGAATGAGGTATGCATCAATAAGTCTTTCTTCCGTATGCTGAATATTATCTCATCTCGTTCTAACTCTAAGAACTTTGATCGTCAGTGCCGTAACCTTTGGCGTGAAGTATTCTCTATGTGCTACTACGTTTCTTATCAATCTACTATTGGTATGGGTCTGTCTGGCACTCCTTTGAATGAGTCTATTATGGTAATGAAAGATATCATCCCTCAGTTCAAAAAGTCTACTGGTGTTAACAAAGTAAACCTGATGATCCTGACTGATGGTGAAGGATGTGGCACTGGTTATGGTGCTGAAGTGATTGGATACGATGGTGACTCAACTCGTATTGCAGTTCGTCGCATTGAGAGTGGTGATGTAGTTCTGCGTGACAGAAAACTCGGTCGCATGTATGCCAGAAACAATGGTTTTACTGAAGCTACTAATCTCTTCATTCAGAACCTGAAAGAAAACAATCCTGGTGTCAACGTTATGGGATTCCGTATTATTGAATCCAGTGGACTGACTAATTTCTACCAACGTTATTGCACCAATGATTATGATTCTCAACAGCAACTACAGAAACAATGGAAGAAAGAAAAGTCTGCTGTTCTTCCTAACCCCATTGCTTACGATGCTTTGTATGCTATCCATGCCAAGGCAACTAACATGGAAGATACTGAATTAGAAGTTGATGCTGGTGCTTCCAAGACTCAAGTGCGATCTGCTTTCCGTAAGATGTTGTCAAAGAAACAAAACAATAAGAAGATCCTCAGTTCATTTATTACCCTTATTTCTTGACATAAAGGAATATATACCTTATAATTGAAACAAGACTAAAAACTTCCCCACTTTCTAAAAATGAGCAGAGTATCCACGTTATCTAATGTCTACAACAACTTTAATGTAGATAACCGCTTTCAAACTTACAAAAAAATTGTAACTAAAGCATTGCAAGCACAATCTTCATCGTCATCACGTCGTAAATCGACACGTCTGACGGGTATCCGAAGTATTGTTCGTGAACAGTTTCCTCTTCTAACTGAGAAACAGGTTATTCAAGCACAAGACAATGTGTCTGAATGGTTTGATAACAACAAGAACAGTGTTGACTTTGCTCATTATCGTAGTCAACTTCCTTACATCTTTAACAAGCAACAACCTCAACAAAAACTTGAAACTCCCGTAACACCAGTTGTTTCAGAAGTTTCCACAATGGAAGATTGCATCCAAGCAATCATGAGCAAGTCTCAAGCAAAGATCAAGTGGTCTCAAGGAGATCAGATCCTTGAGGCAGAGTGGTCAAACTGAGAACTGGTCCACACCGTCCCGACAGGGGCGGTTTTTTTGTATATAATATGTGCATACAACACAAGGGATCCGATGCCTGCCAAGTCTGACCTGACCACTGCTCAACTTACTTCTTATCTGTCCGAGAACTTCGGGAGCGATATCAATGCCGATCACATTCGTTCTGCTTGCGACCACTTTGGTGTTGCCTATCCTACTGCTGTTAAGCGCATTCGTGATTACAACGTGGGTCGTGGTAAGTGGAATCTTACTGTCCAAGAGAAACTGGAGCAGACTTACCAAGCACCTGCTGCAGCACCGATTCGTGTTACCGCTCAGGAAGATTGCAATCTGATCCCTGACAAAGATGATACTTTTGTCCCGTTCGGTAACTTTTCTGACGTAAAGAAAATCATTCAGTCTGGTATTTTCTATCCCGTTTTCATTACTGGTATGTCTGGTAATGGCAAGACTTTTAGTGTTGAACAGGCATGTGCATCTCTAAATAAAGAGATCATTCGTGTGAATATCACTATTGAGACTGACGAGGATGATCTTATTGGTGGGTTTCGTCTTGTTGACGGCGAAACTGTCTGGCATAATGGACCCGTCGTGGAGGCTCTTCAACGCGGAGCTGTGCTGCTTCTAGATGAGATCGACCTGGCATCTAACAAGATCATGTGTCTCCAGTCTATCCTTGAAGGCAAGGGTGTTTACCTGAAGAAGACTGGTCGCACTGTGCATCCTGCTGCTGGTTTCAACATCATTGCTACTGCCAACACCAAGGGCAAGGGCAGTGATGATGGTCGCTTCATTGGCACCAACGTTCTTAACGAAGCATTCCTTGAGCGTTTTGCCCTGACCTTCGAGCAGGAGTATCCCACTCCTAAGGTTGAGACCAAGATTCTTGAGCGCCTGTGCAGCAAGGTTGGGGTGACAGATGAAGAGTTCTGTGCTAAACTTGCAGACTGGGCAGATGTCATCCGTAAAACTTTTAACGACGGTGGCATCGATGAGGTAATCTCTACCCGTCGCTTGTCTCACATCATCCGTGCTTATGCAATCTTTGGTGATCGCCTCAAGGCAATCAAGGTTTGCACCAATCGCTTTGACGAAGAGACCAAGCAATCTTTCATTGAACTTTATGGCAAACTTGACGCAGACGTTGACACCGAATCCAACGATGACTGAAGATAAATTCCATGGTTACATCGGACATGTTGCAATCCTAAAAGATTGCAACTATAAGTCTGGTAAGATTTTAGGTGGGGAAGGATTTATTCTCACCATGCAAGCAATTGACGGCACGATCTTTGAGTGCTATCATAATAACATTGAATACATCTGGAGCAAATGACTTTCAAATATAATGAAGATGCTCTTATCCAAGAGCTACGTGACTACATTGCCAGCACTTACAATCAACATTACTCTGCTGGTAACGATAAGATTCAGACACTGGATCTGATTGAAGCATGTGGAGATGCTGAAGCATTCTGTCGCAGCAACATCCTGAAGTATGCTTCTCGATACGATAAGAAAGGCACTGCACGACGTGACATTATCAAGATCCTTCACTATGCACTGCTGCTTCTCCACTTCAGCGACAAGACCTCTGTTACCGAAACTTACAATCAATGAGCAAAGTATTTCTTTCCAACCAAACGCTTCAAGTTCTGAAGAACTATTCAACCATCAACAGTTCTATTCTCATCCGTGAAGGCAATGAACTGAAGACCATCAGCGTCGGGGAGAATGCCATTGCACAGTATACATGTGAAGAATCGTTCCCCCAAACGTTTGGTATCTACGATCTGAACCAGTTCCTTGCTGGTCTGTCATTGTTTGAGAGTCCAACTCTTGAGTTTGACAATCCCAGTTATGTAAACATTCGTGGTCGTGGACGTTCTGCAAAGTATTACTTCTCCGATCCTGAGATTACTCTCAAGTCTGCACCAAACAAAGACGTTAAGTTTCCTGGTGCTGATATTCAATTCAGTCTGACTCAAGAAGACTTGAGTGGCATTCAGAAAGCAGCAGCAGTTTACAACCTGCCTGATCTTGTCTTCTGTTCTAACGGTGGTGAGATCTCTCTTGATCTTCGTGACAGTGAGAACGACACCAGTAATGCATACTCTCAGACTGTGGTAGGAGACACCACTGGCGATTACGAATTGACAATCAAGGTTGAAAACATTCGCCTTCACCCTGGTGACTATTCAGTTAAGGTGTCCAAGCATCTGATTTCTGAATGGAAGCATCAGAACCTTGATCTTACTTATTATATTGCACTCGAACCTTGATGAAAAAATTCCTTTGGGTAGAACAGTATCGTCCTCAAAAGATCGACGATTGTATTCTGCCTGCTAATATCAAAAAAGCATTCAAAGGTTTTGTTGAAAAAGGAGAGATCCCCAATCTTCTCCTTACTGGCACTGCTGGTGTCGGTAAGACCACCATCGCCAAAGCAGTCTGTGATGAGATCGGTGCGTCCTATATTGTGATCAATGGTTCCGACGAGGGACGCTTCTTGGACACCGTTCGCAACCGTGTCCGTCAGTTTGCCACAACAGTCTCACTGACCTCTGGAGCACCCCACAAGGTCGTTATCATCGATGAGGCAGACAACACCACCCCTGACGTGCAACTGTCCCTCAGAACCGCCGTAGAAGAGTTCCACAACAACTGCCGATTCATCTTCACCTGCAACTTCCAGAACAAGATCATTGAACCGCTGCACTCCCGTTGCACGGTCGTTGACTTCCGAATCCAGAAGGAGCAACAGCAGCAACTCCAAGGACAGTTCTTCCTTCGTCTGAAGACTATCTTGGATGACAACAAAGTTGAGTATCAGGACAAGGTGATTGTCAAACTGATCCAACGTTACTATCCCGACTGGCGTCGTCTTATCAATGAAGCACAACGTCATGCCGCAACTGGTAAGATTGATACCGATATTCTTTGCGATATTGCTGATGTCAATCTGTCTCAGTTGATGAACTCCCTGAAGAACAAAGAGTTCTCCACAGTTCGCAAGTGGGTTGTAGACAACATTGATAATGATCCAAACATTATCATGCGTAAGATCTACGATGCTCTCTATGAGAACATCAAACCCAAATACATTCCAGAAGTAGTCCTGATCCTTGCTAAGTATCAGTATCAGATTGCTTTTGTTGCCGACCAGGAGATCAACCTGTTGGCATGTCTTACTGAAGTTATGATGAGTTGTGAATTCAAATGAAAAAGTGTCCCTCTTGTGATAGAGTTCTTCCATTAGATTCGTTTGGTAAAAATAGATCTAAAAGAGATAAGTTGGGTGTAAATTGCAAAGAATGTGAGAGAAACAATTCCAAATTACTTAAAGAACTAAGAAAAAAACATCCAAATCCCCAAAAATGCCAGTGTTGTGGGAGAACTGATAGAAGAATGATTTTAGATCACGATCATAAAACAAAAAAGTTTAGAGGATGGTTGTGTGGTCACTGCAATACTGCCATAGGATTTATGGATGATGATGTATCGCAATTGAAAAAAGCAATTTTGTATTTGGAAGGAGTGTAAATTCAAATGAAAGTCCCTACACATGAAGAACTGATTCACCTGAAGATTCAGGCAGCAATGCGTGAGAACGTATTTGATGAAGATCAAATGAAGTATCTTGGTGAACGTGCTGGACACCACTGGTATCTGGTTGCTGGTGAGCACGAAGTAAAAGCAGAACAAATTGAAGACTTCGAGATGGTTGATGATGGAGAGAGTTAAAACCACACCAGAGAACGTAGCAGAAGCACACGAAGCTTTGTTTCATGCTACAATGAATCTACCTGCTGCTGCTGCCCACTGTGGTATGACGCAGAAACAATTGAAGTTAACCTTCTGGGAATACCTTAAATATCATGCCGCAAACTTTGAAATCACTGAAGACACCACTTCGCTATCCAGGGGGGAAGAGTCGTGCCCTGAGTAAACTCTTCCAATACATTCCTGACCTTAAAGATTATGATGAGTATCGTGAACCATTCTTGGGTGGTGGTTCTGTAGCACTTGAAGTATCTAAACGTTATCCCCATTTGAATATCTGGGTTAACGATCTCTACGAACCTCTTTATAATTTCTGGCGAGAACTGCAGGATCATGGACAAGCACTTAGAGACGAACTTGTCCAACTTAAACAAAGACATATTGATCAAGCATCTGCCAGAACTTTGTTTGATAGTGCGAAAGAATATCTTTCAAGACCTGTGGAAGACACTAAAGATTTCCACCGTGCTGTTTCCTTCTATGTGGTTAATAAGTGTTCTTTCTCTGGTCTCACCGAATCAAGTTCCTTCTCCAAGCAAGCAAGCGATAGCAACTTCTCAATGGCAGGAATCGACCGACTGCCCGAGTATCAAAAACTAATTGCTAACTGGAAGATCACGAATCTATCATACGAACAACTTCTTTGTGATGACAAATCAGTCTACATCTATCTCGATCCCCCCTATGAGATCGGAAGCAATCTGTATGGCAAGCGCGGGTCAATGCATAAGTCCTTTGATCATGACCAGTTTGCTGTTGACTGCGATCGTTATGTTGCTGCTCAACTTATATCCTACAACTCCTCGCAACTGATCCGAGACCGTTTCAACGGGTGGACAGCTGCTGAATTTGCACACACTTACACCATGCGCTCCGTGGGGTCCTATAATACAGATCAAGCGAGCCGCAAGGAACTCGTCCTCACCAACTACGCAACGGTATTAGCAAATGAAGTGTGAAGTAACTCTCTACGTTGCTGGCAAGGTCTTCAAGGAAGAAGTCTATGCTCGCGACTACCAGGAGGCACGAGAGGTTGCCCTGGCACGTAATCCTAATGCTACTATTGTTGGAGTGACTGCAAAGTTCTAATGTGGAGACTGTGGAGTTATGCGTTGGGACGCAAGGAGGGGCGTAGCAATAGAGAAGCAAATATTATTGCTTGCATACGCACCCTTATTTTTATTTCTTACTTGGTTACTAACTGTTTTATTATTGCTGGAGTGATTAGACACTGGGATGGCGGAACTAAAAGATTACCTGAATTCAATCAATCAAACTAAAAAGAATATCATGGATGAAGATGAGGATGCCGTCAAAGGTTATCCTCCTTTTATTGTGAACAAGTGTCTGTCTGGTTTTACGGATAGCATTCTGTTTGCAAACGAGATGAACATGCATCCTTATCTCGATAAAAAATTGCAGTATGATTTTTATCTAAATAGTTTGAAGCCAAGGAAACGATTTACTCCATGGTTGAAAAAGGATACAGTAGAGAACATTGAATTGGTGAAGCAATATTATGGATACAACCATAGTAAAGCAGTTGCCGCTCTTAGAATTCTCACTAATTCTGAACTACAACAGATTAAAAAGATTTTAGATAAAGGCGGTGCAAGATGAATGAAATTACTATTGACTGGCAACCATCAGACATGGTTGAAGTTGTTCTTAACGAACCAGATGATTTTCTTAAGGTAAGAGAAACACTGACTCGTATTGGTGTTGCATCCCGAAAGGATCGCAAACTGTATCAGTCTTGCCACATTTTACACAAGCAGGGCAAGTATTACATTGTTCATTTTAAAGAGTTGTTTGCTCTTGATGGAAAGAACACTAACCTATCGCTGAATGATGTCCAGCGCCGTAACCGTATCTCTAAACTTCTTTCTGATTGGGGTCTTATTTCTATTGTAAATGAGGCACAGATTGAAGATGTTGCACCTCTTAATCAAATTAAAGTTCTTTCTTACAAAGATAAGGGAGACTGGACACTTGAGTCGAAATATAACATCGGTCGCAAAAAGGTAGAGGCAACCGAATAAATAATATCGAGACCTTTCGTGCGGTCTCTCTACAAGTCGGAACACCCTACAAACTGTTACGGTTATTACCGTAGCAGTTTTTTTGTGTCTGGATTAAATAATATTGGATGCCTTCGGGGTCCAATCAAAAACAATCTCGCTTAAATAAAGGAGACACGCAATGACAAATACTTGGGATATCTATCTACCCCACGCTGTAGGTCTGAGTGATATGTTCCACAGACTTGATTCAATGACAAGTCACAACAAGAACTATCCTCCGTATAACCTAATCAAACATGACTCCAGTAATTACGAAATTCAAATCGCTCTCGCAGGATTTAAAAGAGAGGAGATTGAAGTATCTACTGAATCAAACATTCTCCGAGTTGCCACGAAGACTTCAGGATCGGATCCTGAAGTTGAGTATCTCCACAAAGGAGTATCAAGAAGATCATTTACAGAGACTTGGCAACTCGCTGACGATGTTAGAGTTGTGGACGTAGCATTAGAAGAAGGTCTGTTGATTATTAGTTTAGAGAAAATTATTCCAGACCACATGAAACGAACCACATACGAAGTCAAATAAATATCTGGCACAGGGGGCGTTGCCCCCTTTTGCATTTTATGTTATACTTATAGAAACATTGGAGAACTATGGCTGAACAAATTATTGTTTTTAAGAATGGCGAGCGTGTAATTACAACCCTTCAAGAAGTGTATGAAGGAGAGGGTGATGATAAGCGTGGTGTATGTTTGTTGATGACTCATCCTTACATTCTTGATCTTATTGAAGTTTCTGATAAACCAGAAGAAATGAACTTGCAAGTCAAGTTCAGCAAGTGGTGTCCCTATTCTGTAGACTATCAGTTCCGAGTTCCTTATGATGCAGTTCTTGCAATTGGAGAACCAGATCAAGGTTTGTTGACTGCATATAAGAGTAAAGTGGAAAGCATGATTTCAACTGATGATGGTAGAGTGCCCAGTGCAGATGAAGTGCTGGCAGCAACTGCAGCAGGTTATGAGAACACTCCAAACTGGCAACAACAGCAGCAAGCAGTTGCACAAGCAATGGCAGATGCAGCAACTCCTCCTGCTGTAAATCCTGAAGTTGTATGATCAAGCTTCTGAAGTTTGACGGTCACTGGATCGTAGCAGAGGTTGAAGAGATTCCTGGGACTGAGTTGGGTGACCCCGACTGTGTGCTAAAATATGCTTGTGAGGTGAACGAGGATGGGGCAATGCCCTTTCCTCCTTACAGCGAAGACACCGAGTTGGTAGTGCGTTCAGAAAACATCACTGTTATTGCTGAACCATCTGCCATGTTCTCGGCACTATACTATGACTTGAAAGACAAACGAGAGGAATGAAGTTTTACACCAGTGTTCAGCAAGCAGGTAACAGTATCCAAGTTCGTGGATATGAGAATGGAATACAGTTCAGTGACAAGGTAAAGTTCAACCCTACACTGTATCTGCCTACCCAACAACCTTCACGCTGGAAGACTCTGGATGGTAAGAATGTTCGCCCTGTGAAGCAGGGAACTATTCGTGATGCAAAGCAGTTCGTAGAAGAACATCGTGACATTCCTGACTTTGAGATCTGTGGTCAGACTCGCTATCTGAATCAGTATATTGCTGAAGAGTATCCTGCTGATCAGATCGAGTTTGACTCCAGTCAGATTCGTGTGTTCACGCTTGACATCGAGACTGCTGCAGAGAATGGTTTCCCTGACATCGAGACAGCAGACCAGGAGATTCTGCTGATCTCTCTCAAGGATAGTCACACAGGACGCATCCAGGTGTTCGGACGCTATGAGTTCAACAACACCCACAAGGATGTTGATTACATGCACTTCGGCACTGAAGTTGGCATGTTGAATGCATTCATTCACTACTGGGTATCTAACTTCCCAGATGTGATCACTGGATGGAACGTCCAGTTGTTCGATATGACATACATCAGCAAGCGTATTGAACGTGTGATTGGTGAGCGTGAGGCAAAAATGCTGTCACCTTGGAAGACCACTTTCTGTCGTGACATCTATATCAAGGGACGTAAGCAGATTGCTTATGACATCTCTGGCATTGCTACCCTTGACTATCTTGAACTGTATCGTAAGTTCACTTACACCAATCAAGCATCTTATCGTCTTGACCACATTGCAAGTGTGGAACTTGGCACCAAGAAACTTGACCACAGTGAGTATGATACCTTCAAGGAGTTCTATACTAAGGACTGGCAGAAGTTTGTAGAATACAACATCATTGACGTTCGCCTGGTTGACCAGTTGGATGACAAGATGAAACTGCTTGAACTTGCATTCACCATGGCATACGATGCTAAGGTGAACTTTGAGGATGTATTCTCTCAGGTTCGTATGTGGGATAACTATATCTACGTCGAGTTGCTCAAGAGAAAAATTGCCATCCCTCCCAAGAAAGAAGCAAGAAAAGATGCTAAGTATGCTGGGGCATACGTTAAGGAACCTAAGCCAGGATTTTATGACTGGGTTGTCAGCTTTGACCTTAACAGTCTATATCCTCATCTTATCATGCAGTATAACCTCTCACCAGAGACCTTGCTCCCAAACAGACACCCTACAGCAACTGTTGATAAGTTGCTTGAGAAAGAGATAGACACGTCTGATCTTAGCAACTGTCTTGCTGCTAACGGAACGCTCTATAAGAACGAGGAGCAGGGGTTCCTGCCCATGATGATGCAGAAGATGTATGATGAGCGAGTCATCTTCAAGAAGAAGATGCTTGCTGCCAAGCAGAAGTATGAAGAGACTCCTACCATTGAATTGAAGAAAGAGATTGCCCGCTGCAATAACATCCAGATGGCAAAGAAGATCTCTCTCAACTCTGCTTATGGTGCTATCGGTAACGAACACTTCCGATACTTCCGACTGGAGATCGCTGAGGCAATCACGTTGTCTGGTCAACTCTCAATCCGCTGGATTGAGAACAAGATGAATGAGAAACTAAACAAGATTCTAAAGACTGACAATGTTGATTACGTTATTGCTTCTGACACTGACTCTATCTACCTTAACCTGGGTCCTCTGGTTGAAACTGTATACGCGACACGAGAGAAGACTGATGAAGGAATTGTCGCGTTCCTTGATAAGGTGTGTCAGATGGAACTTGAAAAGTATATTGAAAGTTCTTACCAAGAGCTCGCCCTTTACATGAACGCATACCAGCAGAAGATGGTCATGAAGCGCGAGAACATCGCTAACCGTGGCATCTGGACTGCTAAGAAGCGTTACATCCTGAACGTGTGGAACAGTGAAGGTGTGCAATACAAAGAACCCAAGATGAAGATCATGGGTCTTGAGACGGCACGTTCTTCTACTCCACAATACTATCGTGACAAACTACTGGAAGCATTCAAGATTATCATTGCTAAAACAAATGATGACCTGATTGATTTTATTGAGTTTGTCAAACAAGACACTCGCAAACAAGACTATGTAAACATTGCTTTCCCTCGTGGTGTCAATGGGTTGGACAAATACAAGGACAACCATGACATCTACAAGAAGGGCACACCTATCCATGTGAGAGGATCCTTACTTTACAACCATCACGTTCGTAAAAACAAACTAACTAATAAGTATCCCATCATTCAGGAAGGTGAGAAGATCAAGTTCATTTACTTGAAGTCTCCCAACCCACTTCAAGAGAATTGCATCTCATTCTTTAGTGACATTCCTAAAGAGTTGAACGTTGATAAGTATATTGACTATCAACTTCAATTTGAGAAGTCATTCTTGGAACCGCTCAAGAATGTGTTAGAATGTATTGGTTGGAACCATGAGAAGAAAGTTTCTCTACTAAGTTTTTTCTGAGGTAATTATGGGATTTTTAGACAGTGTAGTCAAGGATAGCAAGAATGAGTTTGCTACTTTTGCAAGCGAAGGGATTGCTGCTGGCGACGTTGAATCTTTCGTTGATACTGGGAGTTATATCTTTAATGCCCTGGTTTCTGGCAGCATTTATGGAGGCATTCCTTCCAATAAGATCACTGCCTTGGCAGGAGAGAGCGGCACTGGAAAGACTTTCTTTTGTTTGTCTGTCGTTCGTAATTTCCTTGATCTTGATCCTGAAGCTGGAGTCATTTATTTTGAAACTGAGTCTGCTATTTCTAAGCAGATGATTGAGAGTCGTGGTATCGACTCTAATCGCATGGTGATCTTCCCTGTTGCTACGATCGAAGAGTTCAGAACTCAGGCAGTTCGTATTGTTGACAAATATATGGAACAACCCAAAGACGAACGCAAACCATTGATGTTTGTGTTAGACTCTCTGGGTATGCTTGCCACCAACAAGGAGGTTGAGGATGCGTCGAACGACAAGAACGTTCGCGACATGACCAAAGCACAACTTGTTAAATCTGTTTTCAGAATCTTGACATTGAAGATCGGCAAGGCTAATATACCTTTGTTAGTTACTAATCACACCTATGATGTCGTTGGCGCTTATGTCCCTACAAAAGAAATGGGAGGGGGCAGTGGACTCAAGTATTCTGCTTCTACAATCGTATATCTCGGAAAGAAAAAAGAAAAAGATGGAACGACTCTCGTCGGAAACATTATCAAATGCGAGGCTAAGAAGTCTCGTCTGACCCGTGAGGGATCGAAGGTAGAGACTCGTCTCTTCTTTGATGAGCGTGGACTCGAACGCTACTACGGTATGTTAGAATTGGGAGAACGTGCTGGTCTGTGGGCAAACCGTGCTGGTCGCTATGAAATCGACGGCAAGAAACTCTATGGCAAACAGATCCTCGCAAACCCAGAAGAATACTTCACACCAGAAGTATTAGATCTACTGGACAAACAAGCACAGAAAGAATTTTTATATGGAGCAGCAGACGATGACGGAGAAGATTGAACTTACTATTCTTAGAAACCTTCTCCACAGTGAAGAGTTCTATCGTAAAGTAGTTCCTTTTCTCAAGGCAGAATACTTTGAAGACATTAACGAGAGAGTCGTGTATGAAGAGATCCACGACTTCTCTGGTAAGTATGATAAGATGCCTACGTCTGAAGTTCTAATCCTACAACTACAGAACAGAAATGACCTTACTGAAGAAACTTATCAGAATGCTGTTGAGAAGATCAAAGCATTTACTGATGAGTATGTTGACACTGCGTGGCTCACAGACCAAACAGAGAAGTGGTGCCAAGACCGTGCCATCTACAACGCCCTACTACTATCGATCAAAGTCGCAGATGGAGGCGATCAGAAACTATCAAAAGATGCGATCCCAGGCATACTCCAAGAAGCCTTGGCAGTATCGTTCGACGAGAATGTAGGACACGATTACGTTGGTAATGTAACTGATCGCTATGAATTTTATCACAAAGACGAAGCGAAGATTCCGTTCGATCTTGAGAAGTTTAATACCATCACCAAAGGAGGTCTACCCAATAAGACGCTTAATATTGCTCTCGCTGGCACTGGCGTTGGGAAGTCTCTATTTATGTGTCATTGCGCCGCTGCTGCTCTTACCCAAGGTAAGAACGTTCTTTATGTCACCTGTGAGATGTCTGAGGAGAAGATTGCGGAAAGAATTGATGCTAATCTCCTCAACGTCAACATACGGGACATCGCTTCATTACCAGAGCAGATATTCACTTCCCGAGTATCTGAGATTGGAAGAAAGACGCAAGGCAAACTTATCATCAAGGAATACCCTACCGCTTCTGCACATGTTGGTCACTTTAAGTCGCTCCTCAATGAACTTTCGTTGAAGAAGTCTTTCAAACCTGACATCATCTTTATTGACTATCTAAATATCTGTGCGAGCGCACGTTACAAGGGTCACATTGTGAACTCCTATACGTATGTAAAAGCAATTGCTGAAGAACTACGTGGACTCGCATGTGAACATGATGTTCCAATCATTTCTGCAACACAGACAACACGTTCTGGTTACGGCAACTCCGATGTTGAACTTACTGATACTTCTGAAAGTTTTGGTCTTCCTGCTACTGCTGATCTTATGTTTGCTCTTATTTCGAATGAAGAGTTAGAGCAAGCAGGTCGCATCATGGTTAAGCAACTGAAGAACCGTTACAATGATCTGACCACCTTCCGTAAGTTCACGGTCGGTATTGACAGATCCAAGATGAAGCTCTATAATGTCCAGGAAGAGTCGTCAGTCGATAACCTTATTGATCAAGACGATCCTACTGAAACATTTGATGACATCTCAGATCGTCAAAAACGCATCAACAAATTCAATTCTTTTATTATCTAAACATGTCCAAGGTTAATTTTGAACGCTATCAAGACTTCGTTTCTGCAGTCACTAGCGATGCTTCGACAAACTTCGTTGACTTTGCTGATCGTATTGGCGAGTTGGATCGTCAGGGTGCCAATATTGAGCGTCTCCTTACTGCTGGTGTTGGGATTAATGCTGAAGGTGGTGAGTTTCTTGAGATCATCAAGAAGATGGTTTTCCAAGGCAAACCTTGGAACGAAGACAATCGTGAGCATCTTATCATTGAGTTGGGTGATATCATGTGGTATGTTGCTCAAGCATGTGTGGCACTGGAAGTATCTTTCGACGATGTGATTGAAACTAATGTCAACAAACTCAAGAAACGTTATCCAGGAGGAGAGTTCGATGTCTTCAAAAGTGAAAACCGCGCAGCAAATGACCGCTAAGATGTATCACATCTATGACGACAATGGAGTCGTCACGCATTCTTTGACTGAAGAAGACTTTGATCTTCTTTATGATGCTACCAAGCATGACTACGAAGAATGTGAAGTAACATTTGATGATGCGTCATACTAATGCAAACATTTTGGATCCACTTGGTAGCATTCTTCCAAGTTGTAGTTATGAATTGTATTCAACCTGTCAACTGGAAGTATTGCTATCGAGTAGACCAATGGTTGATTCCAGATCTTGTAGAAGGTTATGAGATCTGGACTCAGAAAAAACATCCTTATCAAAATGAGAAGGATTATCTGGAGGGGCAATCCGATTGGTGACGGAACCTGTCTTGAAAACAGTTGAGGTGTTAAAGCCCTTGGGGGTTCGACTCC